TTTTTTTTTATTTATTTTTGTTTTTTGGATTTTCATATTCCGAAGGTTTGATAGATTTGAACCCAGGGATTACTGTTACATCATATTTATTTTCGCTTTTAGCAGTAATAACTTTTGCAGAGTCAATACCTTTACTATCAAATATGAAGAATACTATCGCAAATTTATCTCCATAATTTAAGATCTTATAAGCAGTAGCAGTCCCAAGAGAAACTTCATTTGCTTTATGCTTTATAAGCATAGCAGATTGATCTTCTGTTTTAGCATTAGACCCATAATAATCATTAAAGATATCATTGGATTTATAGCCCTTAGTTTTACCAAACATAGCTACATTTGGAATATCTTTAATCATTTGACGTAATTTAGATTCTACTGCAGGAGTGATTCTATAATATTTGCGGAAATACTCTTGATCATGTTTATCTCTAATACCATTAGGAATTAGTCTAGGATCGATAGAGCTTATCCATTTCTTTGTTCCAAGAGTATGATCACCCATGAGAAAGTTTCCTATAGCATTATGAGCAACAGTTTCAATACTTTCGTTTAATTTAAATAATGCCATAATTATTTTTATTATCCTTTATCTAAACACAATACGGCCATTTTTATCATTCATCATTTTATCAAATTCTTCTTTAGTCTCTTTTCCAGTAAAAACATAATCGTTTGTTTTGCCTTTTCCATTAGTTTTGGCTTTTTCAATCATGTCTTTAGTAGATTTAAGACCCTTAGATGTATGATCTCTAGCAACTCTAGTAAATCCTAAATCAATATCTAGATTATTAATCTTTCTATCATGAGCTTTAAGTTTTTCTTCACGTTTGAAGAATTTATTTCCAACCCATCTTGTTGCTTGAAGTAATTTTTCATTAATCCATTTAACAATACGAGTTAACACAGATAGAATCTTTTTAATGATGCCTTTAGATTTATTATCATCAGTAAGCTTATACTTTTCTTCAAAGCGTTCAATAGCAGCTTTAAAAGATTCTAGTTTACGCTCTAACCAAGATTTAGGTTTTTCATCAATAAGCTTTTTCATTTGAGCTTCTTTTTCAGTAAGTTGTTTATTATATTTTTCTAACTGTTCTTCTTGCTCTTTTTGTTGCTTATTCAAAGAATCCAAATCTCTTTCTTCTACTTGAAGTGCTTCGCATAAAACAAATGTTTCAAATTGCTCTAGCAAAGCTTCTGCAGAAGATGTATTACAATCTTCATTTAATCTATACAATGCCATATTCGTAAATCCTTTCAATAATTTATTATACCATATGGGAGTAATTCCCATATAGTATTTTAATATTACTTATATTAATTTTCGTCGTCGTAATATACTCTTTCACGACTCCAAGCTTTATTACGGCGAGTTTTCAAATCTTTAAGTTCATTTCTTAATGCAGATTCTTTACCAGCAGCATTTTTCTCACGTCTGTTTTTGAATAATTTGCTATCTACAAAACGAGTAGCTTTGATCAATTTATCATTAATCCATTTAACAATACGAGTTAAAACAGATAAGATCTTTTTAATGATAGTTTTGGATTTATTATCTTTGGTAAGTTTATGTTTTCTTTCAAAACGTTCAATAGCAGCTTTGAAGGAAGTTAATTTACGTTCTAACCAAGATTTAGATTTGTTATCAATAACCTTTTTCAAATCTTGTTCTTTTTCGATAATTTTATCATGAAGATCTTCATATTTTTCTTCTTCAGCAGTAGCATCTTCTAGCATCAAAGAACCAGATGTTACTAATTCTAATTGTTCCAAAAGATTCTCTGCAGAAACTAAAGAACCACTTTCATTTAATTGGAATAATGCCATTTTTATATTCTCCTTTTACAGAATACTAAAATATTTTTAAAATTATTTTCAAAAACCTATATGAGGTTATTTGATCAGATTAATTAATTGTAAATACCTATTATAAATTAAGCTTAATATAATCCCAATCATATAAATAGGCTATTTTGTTATCACCATAAATATATTTTAATGGCTTATCTTTTGCTTTTAAAACCTTTATTTTGCAAAAGGTTTTTATTTTAACGGGATTTAAAACCCATATCTCTTTAGTATGAGCAACATCAGGAACTTGAGACTTTGAAGGCTTTTCAATTTTTAATCCGTTCATATTTAGTGGTGTATGAACATAAAATTCTTTTCCTTCAAGATTTTGAGACAAAGCTATCAAGCATCCATTTATAGAATTGCTAAAACAAACCCTTTTTGTTTTAGCATCTTCATATCCATTATCTGTAAGAAAATTTTTAGGAATTCTTGGTGTAAGAGTTTTTCCATCCATATTATTTTCTGATACAAAATATATTCTTTTGTATAAACCCATTACAATGACCAACTTTCCATTATTTAGATAATTTAAGTTTATTATTGATCTTTTCTAGAAGTGAATCTTTTTTAGTTTTATCAGATTCAGTATTCTTTTTAAGATTTTCCATAATCTTCTTATTACTATTAACCAGGCTCATGAATTTTTCACGAATATCTTTCTTAGGTTGAACGCTTGTGATAAATTCATCCCATGCTAATACATATAGTCTGAAAGAAGAACTTGTTAGATTGATTTCTTTTCTAAGAAGCTTATCAACCTTTTCCGTTTCTTTTTTGATATCTCTAATATCTTTTTCTATAATAGCTCTAGTTTTAGGAGAGATATCAGGACGTTTTAATTCCTCTTCCAAGATATCTATTTGTGTCATGATTCTAGATGCATCTGTAGGATGTGGTTCGCCAGTAATAATAGTTCCAAAGAAAGAACCCATTATATATTCAAGAGCAAACAATTGTCCTACTAAAGGAATTTTGTCCGCTAAACCATTGATACCATACCCAAGTGTTTCTGTTTTCATGAGTTTTATAGCAGTAGCAAACTCTACACCATATCCATTCATTGCTACAAATTTATCAGCAAAAGATTCATCCATGTAACCCATATAATTCATGACATGATTAACAGCAACTTGTTTTTTATTATCAGCAATATATTTTACATATGCTTTGCTATTATCCTTTATATAATCTAGAAGCTTATTGTGGAATATCATTTTTATACTATCAACTATTTTTTTCGCACCTTCAGGAACAGATTTTATATCACTTTTTATAGCCAGAATTGATGCAAATGTATCAAAACCTAAATACACTGGTTTGTATAATTGATTTCTTTTTGTTAAATTAGTCGCCCTTTTACCAAAATCTGTAGTATTAATTAGATGACTAAGCAATGCACCAAACTTTTCGAAATTTGATTTGTCATCCATACCAAAATATACATCTAGTTTTGTAAATAGAGATAGTATCATTGCAGTAGTTCCATACAAAGACCTTCCTGCATTATATTGTGCTAAGAAACTGATCGCCATCTGAGAAAAGTTATGACCAATTTCATGTAAAATAATAGCTAAAACTTGACCAGAAGACATTTTAGAATTAAATAAAAGCCCATCAGAAATAAATGATATACCATTAATCTTTGCAGATTCTTTATATCTTAATCCACTACTATCTAAAACATCATCAAAACTAGCAAGTCTGGTCATATCTAAAGAAACTGGATATGTGAAAGCATTAATTTGAGACATTCTAAGTATATTTACAGAAAAGGTTTCAAATCCAAACTGCTTTTCAAGACATCTCTCAAATTCTTTCCAGTCTTTATCAGTATATAATTCTTTAACGACAGAAGCTAGTCTTTGTCTATTGATTTTGAGTAAACCAATCATGCCTTTGGTATCATCTACTAGATAAGGTTTCCTAATCTTATCCAGTAGCTCTTCGGCCCTTTTGAGATATTTCGATTTTGGAACATAAGCTTCGCTTAATATTCCTCCCTCTTGAAAATCTCGAATCGTATATAATCCCATATTTTTTATCCTTTGCAAAGTTAAAAATATTAAATAAAAATATGACTTATATAAGTGTCATTCTTTATCATTTTATCTTTGTATCAAACAAGGCACTAATCCTAGACATTGTGATAATATCAGGAGGTGATATAATAAAATGCGAGGTTATAATGAGCTCGAATTACCTAATGCTAAGAAGACGATAGTCTTAGACCATCTTCCTTCTTTTGATATAGCAGATTATGATTTTACTAATGAAAAAGATCTGATGAAGTACTTCAAAAACATTGAACGTATTTGTCGATCTTCTAGATCTTATAAGAAATATATAGAATACTTAAGAAACTGTGTTGATATGACTAACTGTTCTTTCTATAAGAACGTAAATAATATCGATACGTATTCTATTAAGATTCATATACATCATTCTCCATTAACTTTATTTGATTTGGTAACAACAATCTATGCCAAGAGAGTTGCTTGCCAAGAAAATATTTCTGAGAATGCTGTAGCTAAAGAAGTTATGTTTAATCATTATAGATTAAACGTTGGATTAATACCATTATCAGAAACTGTTCATGAGTTAGTTCATAACGGATACCTATTCATTCCAACGAATTATGTATATGGAGATTATAAAACTTTTGTACAAATTTATGGGAAATATATGGATCCACAACTGAAAGCTACTTTAGAATATTCTGAAGCTATATCTAGAACTTATGATTATAATAAAGAAACTCAAGTATTAGATATGCATATGGTTCATATAGATCCATCTGGATCTTATGATTTCCCTAGTACAGAAGAAGTCATTAATAAACTTCAAACTAGAATCGATGAGATTGATAATTGTGCTACTGAAAATCAATATATGATTGATAAGAAATAAGATTAGGAGGATACTAATGGGATTATTATTTACAGAAGAAAAACAAGCTGTAAACTCTTTCAAACAATTTAACGAAGAGCTTCAATATATGATTGAAAATGATATGTTAGAACAAGGTCTTGCTAGACTAGTTCTATTTGGAGAAGAATATACTATTGAAGAAGAGTTTCAAGTTTCAAAAGAATTAAGAGCTATAGATGAAGAACGAGCTAATTTAGTTGCAGAACAAGTTTTATCTGAAGAAGTAACAGCTCCTATGCCAGATTTAAATAATGTAAAAAGCATGGAACAAGCTACTGCTCGTATTAAAGCTTTAACAAATCAACTTAATCAAAAAATTAAAGAACAACAAAATGCTGTTGCTTCTAAAAAAGGTTGGTTTGCTACTATTATCTTAAATCTAAAACGTGCTATCACTTGGCTAAAAGATAAAATTTCAAGTGGGTTCTTTAAAGCAAAACAAGCTGCTACTGGAGTATTTAGTAAAGATAAAGAAACTTCTTTAGCAAAAAATGAATGGAAAAGAGCTAATAGCCAATATAATACAGCTATTCAAAGAATGTAATTTTATAAAAGATATAAAAGCCTTGTAATGACTATTTATTAATGATTATTCTAATATATTATAGTGGTCATTAAAGGAGAATTATTATATGCTTCTAAAAGAATCTGACCTTTATGGGTCTAATGATTTCGACTTTATTGAATCTCTTGATTCTTTGAGCGAATCTGAAATGATCTATACTGCAAACATGGTTCCTATTAGACATATCGACCGTTTAAATCGTAATCTTATTCAATTAGAGGAGTTCGTGAAATACGGCACTTCTAATGGTATTACAAATGGTCATAAAGCTATCGGAGCTGTATGTGAAGCTAGTATGATTAGCAACGATTCCACTATTGGTTTCGTTGTAAATGAAGCTTCTCTTTATGAAGATGATGAATTAGTAGAGATTACTCAATCTATTAAAGAAGCTGGATATAAGGTATACATTACTCCAGTTTCTGAAAACTCTATTTATTATCAACAATTGATGGAAGCTTTTAACAAAGACTTTGAAGCAGAAAGCTTCAAAGATTCTTACCATCTACAAGCATATTGTGAAGGTACTGTTAAAGATAATCTTAACAAAATGAAATATGCTGTTGGTGAGATTGGTAATAAAGGTGCTAAGAATATTCTTCGTGTGAAGAATCATATTCAAACTGGTGCTGATGCAGTTAAAACTGCCGCTACTACTGCAGGAGATAGCGTAAAGACTTTAGCTAATAAATACTCTGCTGCTAAACAAGCTGTAAGAAACTTTACAGATAAAGCTTCTAAAGCTCCAGAGTCTTTAAAACAAACTGCAAATAATACTTTGCAAAAAGCTAAAGACACTGCTACTACTATTAAAAATAAATTAGTAGCAGTTAAACAAGGATCCTAATTTTTAAATATGGAAGGAGAACATGGCCATGTTTAACTCTGCTATTCAGACTCTTTCTGAAATGGCTATTGCTGATAATGGTACCAAAATTCCTCAAACTACAAAAGTATCTGTAGTTGAAGAAGTTAAATCTTTATTAGATGGCTTAGCTACCATTCCAGTTAGTGAATGTAAATTTACTGCTGAAATGGTTCCAGTTCGCGAATCTAAAAGATTTGGTAAATACTTAATTGAAATGGAAGACCTTTCTCGTTATATGATTACAAATGGTCTTTCTTCTGTAACTGAAGCTATTGGTTCTATCTTGGAATGCAATGGTCTTAAAGGTCAATATCATAATACTGCATTAATCATCGATGAAGCTTCTATTCTTGATGAAATGAGTACTCTTGGTATTGGTACTGATGATAACTTGAATAAATGGCATGATGCTGGTTTGGGTAAAGGCCTATGGGGCGATCAAGCAAATGTAATGACTTATCGCAAATTTGCTAATACTAAACAAATGATGGATACTTTCACTGGTAAGTACGGTCTTCAACTTATTAAGAAGAACTATAATGTTGGTTTAGCAGAAGCTGCTGAACAAGAAGATGTTCAACTTAAAGTAGAACCTACAGATCAAGTTATTCATGAAAAACCAGTTGAAGCTAAAAAGGTTTCCAAAGCCGATAAAAAATTCATTGCTGATGATATCGAATCCGAAGAACTTGGTGATGAATTAGATAGCATGATGGGCTTTGGTGATGTTGAAAACGATGATTCTGATATCGATCTAGAAGAATTCCAAGAATCTGTAGATCCTCATCAAAAACATCTTCAATATTTAAGAGACATTGCGTCTGGTAAATATGATAAAGATTTAATGTAATTCAATTACTAATTTTACTTGGAGGTAAAATACTATGGCATTGTTCCGTATTAATGAAGAAGCATCTGAAGATCAAGCAAAAGGTAATATTGGTTTAGATAATGATGCTAAAAAAGGTTTATATTTAGCTGACGAATATGATGAAGAAGAAGAAAAAGAATTCATCAGCGCTGGTGATGAAAAAGAAACTAGCAAAGTAAATATTCCTGCAGCATTGGCAGCAAAAACTGCTGGTGGTGTAGCTCATGACGCTACTGAAGATAATGGTGTTAATGGTGTTAGCGAATCTTATTCTAGAAGATCTGCTCGTGCTAGACTCTTTTCTAAATAATAATTAATAAAAGCATTGCCTAGAGATTCATTCTCTAGGCAGTTGTTTTCTAAATTGGAGGATATTGATATGATTTTTTCTAACCATGATAATGGTATTTTAGATGAAGCAACTTCTATCGTTGGTAGCTCTAAAATGCTAGTTCATGAAAACACAGAGTATTTTCCAGAATTAGTTATTATTAGAGAAAGTAAAGAAAAGAATTGTAATATCATCAGAATTGAAGACTTGGTAGAGTATGCAACTTCTAATGGTATTACAAATGGTACTCAAGCAATCATTAATGTTTGTGAAGCTAGCGATGTTAATCCATCTACTATTTCTTTATCTTTAGATGAAGTTAGTGCATATGCTGATCAAGAAATGCTTGATACTGCAAAACAATTTAAAGAAGCAGGATTTCAAATTTTCTTAAATCCAATCTCTAAAAACGATCCAGTATATGAATTAACAGAAACTACTTTTGATAAGATTCATGATCTTATGCAACGTGGTGATGATATTGGTTCTGATGAATTATTAGATGCTTATCTTAATGATGATTTCGAAACATTGAAAGAACAAACAGATATCAATCCGCAAAATAAGATTCTTCAAAAACTCAAAAGAGTACCACAAGAAGTATCTTCCAATATTAATGATAAAGAATATCTTGGTAAGAAAATGGCTTCTATGAGAAATCTTTATTATTCTTTAAGAAATAAAGCAAATGGAGATTCTCCTACAAACATGGATACTTCTACTGTAAAGGCATTAATGAATAAAACTCAACAAGCTATTGGGTTTGTAAGAGCTAAATTGAAATAATAATAACTGATTTTGAAAGTTATAATAATTACATTATAATAAATCTTTGGAGATATAGATTTTTCATCGGATTTTATATCTCTAAGCAATGAAAATAATTTATAAATTATTACTTAAAATCATTATGATCATAATGGAGGTATTTACCTATGTTAATCACTGAATCTCAGTTGAACCGTACTGCTGGCTTCAAAGGTATTCTTGACGAAGCTGTGTACTTGAGCGAATCCGAAGCTGCTCTTAACCCTATTGCAATTCCAGTAGTTGAAAACACTCGTATTGGTGCTGCAGTAGTTAACTTCTCCGATGTTGAACGTTTGGCAGAAGAATCCTGCATGGATTACTTCGAAGCTGTTGATGCTATTGCTGAAGCTAACCAAATCTCTGTTGACTCCATCGCAGTTGCTATTGATGAAGCTCGCATCATCATGAACCCTGAATTAGTTAACGAATGCCATAACGTAGTTGTTCGTCCTATTAGCGAAAACTCCGATGCATACATTTTCGTTGACATGATGCTTGAAGCATTCGAAAACACTGGCGACGTTACTTTCATGAACATGATTGTTAACGAAAACGAAGGTGGTACTACTGGCGAACAAGCTAAACAAGTAGAAGGTGCTACTACTGATAAAGCTGCTGCTGATGCTGGCAAAGGCGAAAAAGAAGTAGGCAAAATCCGTCAATGGTTAGAAAAAATCAAAGAATATGCTTACAACAAACCAAAAGAATGGATTGCTAACAAAATTGCTGCTCTTAACGCTAAAGCTGAAGACTACAAAAAGAAAACAGCTGAAATGGGTGACAAAGCTCCTTGGTACCGCAAAATTTTCGATATGATCGCAAAAGCTGTTGCTTACTTGACTTCCAAAATGACTGGCGATGATCGTCGTAAAGACGCTGCTGCTGCATTAAAAGAAAAAAACGCTAAAGTTGCAGCTGAAAAGAAATAAGAATCGAAGATAATATAGAGATATAATTATTTTTAGATAATCAATTGACCTAGGGGCTTAATTGCTCCTAGGTCTTTTTTGTGTTTCAAATACCTATGACACTTTAGTAATCTATTCATAAAATGTAATGAGGTATTTATAATATGGGATATTTTAAATCTTATAGTTTGATAACAGAAGATACTAAATCATTTTCTTCACTAGATATCTATATTAAAATAATTAAAGATATAGCTATATCTACAATTATAGGACAAGCTGTCAAGATATTTGTAGAAAATAGAGTCAATGATGACTTTGCTATCAAACTTGAATCATATAAATCTAATAAAAAATTTTACGAGTACTTATCCAAAGAGATATCCAATATATACAAAAAGAATCCAGAATATAGACGGATGAGTTATGAGGAATATCTAAAGACTCCTATGTCTAAAAAGATGAAGGCATTCTATAATAAGAAAGATTTTAAAACTATAGCTAAAAATACAAAAGATGCTCTAGCTGCTGGTATAATAAAATTCTTAACGTCAGCAATGTTTAAATTTCCTGGTGGTAAGGCTATGATAATTCCAATATTCTATGTATTGAATACTAATCATATTGGACTTGGTAAAAGCTTTATGTATGTACCAATAGAAATAGAAGGGGCTCTTACTGTATTAGGATTAAATTTTGGTAAGAGTGGCAATTTGTTCATCAATGAAGTTGAATTATTTAGCTTCGATGAAAAAGATGATGTTGTTCGAATTCCTATAAAACGTCCTCCAGCAAAACTTTATCAACTAACAAAAGAAGAGATGAAAAAAGTAGTCGCTAAAATGGAGAAATATAAGAATAAGAAAACTGATAATCCAGAGCAATTACTGATTGATTATATTAAAGAATTGAGAGATGACTTATGCTAAAAGATGAATTTTTTAATGCCATCTCAGAATCATATGAATTTGATGCTATATTAGAGATGGCACAAGATAATAGAAATATGCTTCTTTGGATGTATGAGAATGGATACATCTCTCAAGAGTATTTTGAAGAAGCAGAAAATTCTGGCAATGATCAATGGCGTATAGATAATATCACTGCTATTAAAACTAATCTTAAGAAGTTTAAAGATTATGCTAATGATCAAGGTAAAAAGAATAATGAATGGCTAATCCAAAATAGAGATTATCTTGTAGATTTCCAAAAATATCCAGTGAAAAGTGGTGCAAATATTCAAAATGCTCCATCATATACTACAGCTTTTGCTAGAATAAAGAAACCGTTAAGTTCTAATATTAGTGGAGTGGATCTTAAAAGAGTTACTATTCTAGATACAAAGAATAATACTCTTCAAGGAGATGCTAAAAAAGCTGCAGATTATAAAAATAATCTATGGTTTAAGAAAATGCTAGTAAATGAATATGATGGACAAAGCGACTTTGCTAAATTTGCTAGAGACTTTTATTATGGTATAGATAAAAAAGTCAATATGCAATCTCAGGATATTCAACAATTAATTCCTAAAGCATATAACTTCTGTACTACTTATAATACTTTAATAAAATCTTTTGAAACAGATGTGAATGGTATTATAAATTATATTAATAGAAATCCTATTACAGGGAATCAAGAACCTAATTTATCTCCATCTCAATTAGCAGCTAATAAAACTGCTAATGCTGTAAAGCAATCTAATACTCAAGGTATGGCTTCTACAGCACCATTAAATGCAGATACTGATTATTCATTATTCTATACAAAATATTTTAAAGATCTATTAAATGAAGATGATGCTAATAAGACATCTACAGCAACTCCTAAGATGACCTTTGATAATAGATCTTCTAATAATAATCAAAATAATTCTAACCAACAAAACACTTCTCAGAATAACCAACAAGCTAAACAAGATCCTGAGGATAGTGAGACTGTTATTTATAATAAGAAGAAATTGATTTGTGATATTTTGAAACAAGCATTAAATGCTAAAATGACAGCAGCTGGAATGTTATATAGAGATTTGTTTTCTTATATGCAAGCTCATGTGAATAGCTATAATAAGAATAAGCAAGCTCCTTCCCAAACCCAAAATAATAATAATCAAGAGAAGGCAAATACAAATCCTAATAAACAACCAGCTCCTAATACTGATGAAAAGGCTGGTGAATAATATGGCTTTATTTATATTAGATGAAGCTAGGGTTATTAAAAATATTGAGGGTATTGTTCGTAAAGTAAAAAGAGTAACATCTGGAGATGCACATCATGCTCCAAATATGAAAAAATACGAAAAGACTTTTCTTGGAGATAGATTCACAGCTCAGCCTAAAAAAGCTGGTGACTGGAAGAATAAACAAGATACTGATGGAAATCCTAATAGCTATAAATAGAATATTACCCATACTCATTACGAGTATGGGTATAATTTTTAGTTCAATTATATACTATAATAGTGATATAGTGTTTATATAGTTTTAGGAGGATTTAGTATGGATATTATTTTATTTCCAGTAGAGACTTTGATGTGGACTTTACCAGCATCTATGGTAGCTGGTTATGGTTATTTTGCAGAAGCTAATAAAGAGTATGTAAATAATGAGCCAGATGATTTTACAGACTACTCAGATCGTATTCCTGAGAAAAAAGCAGAGGCCCATTATGATATCTCTTATTTTGAAAACAAATTAAAAGAGCAATTAAAAGCCAAAGAAAATAAAGGGGAATAACTCTCCCTTTTATTTTTTTTTCTAAACTCTCCACAAATCTCACTTGACCTTACTATAATAGAAAATAAGTAAAAAGAGAGATGGTGATACATAATGATTATAGATATGCTATTTCTATTTGCAATACACTGTTTAGCCGACTTCCCACTTCAAGGAGAATATTTAGAAAAGAATAAAAGAAAATCTTTATATCTATTAACCTGTCATTGTATTTTGTATGCGTTTATTGTTTGGGTCGGTTTTTGTATTATAACAGGAGCAAGGTTTGCTGATTATTTTAGTAGGGTTATTTTCTTAATAATTCTTATATCTCATATATTAATAGATTTTGGAAAATGCTATGCTATGAACTCTTTAATTATAGAGAGACTAAATGGGATGATTAGTAATGAAAAGTATAGAAGATTAGAAGCTACGCTAAATAGATTCGATCAATTATTTCATATTCTCATTCTTTTCCTCATTTACTTTTGCAAGTAATGACCACTTAGTAATTGAATTATGAATATAGGAGGAAAAGATGAAAAGATATCCTTGTCCCTATTGTAGCGAAACTTATCATAGAGATAATTTAGTAAAGCATATAGAACGAAAACATGATGATGAAATTCCAGAAGGATATACTGCATATAGATTGGTATATGATATTGTGAATAATAAACATGGTCATGGTAATTGTACTGTATGTGGAAATCCTACTAAATGGAATGAAAAGCGTCAAAAATATGAACGTCTATGTGGTAATCCAAAATGCTATGAGACTGTTAAAAAGACTTATCAAAAACGTATGATGAAAGTCTATAATAAGACCCATCTATTAGATGATCCTAAACAACAAGAAAAGATGCTTGCTAATAGACGTATTAGTGGTAAATATAAATGGTCAGATGGTAAAGAATTTACTTATACAGGTAAGTATGAGCTAAATCTTATGAAGTTCTTAGATGAGGTACTGGAGTTTGATTCTTCTGAAGTAATTGCTCCAGGCCCTGTATTAGAATATACCTATGGTGGTAAAACCAGACATTGGATCACAGACTTTTTACTACTTCCTTATAATCTAATTATAGAGGTTAAGGATGGTGGTAAAAATCCTAATACAAGAACTATGACCGAGTATAGAGCTAAACAAATAGCCAAAGAAAAGATGATTACTAATATGGGTGAATATAATTATTTGCGTCTAACAGATAATGACTTCTCCCAATTATTTACAATGCTTGCAGAATTGAAAATGCAAACTGTTGAAGATAAAGTTACTTCAATTTCTAGAATAAATAAATAGGAGTCGATAATGAATATATTTACTAACTCTTTATCTGAATCTAAAGATAAAGCTTATAATAATTATAGCATAGAAGATTTTGAAACTGAGTTTAATGATAAATTCTATGATGCTGCTATCTCCTCTAGAAAAGAAAAGATAGAGTGGCAGAAAGACCTTATTACTAAATTTCAAAATAAAGCTTCTGATCTAACTTCTTCTTTAATGCAAGAACTAAGTGTGAAAGAAGCTATTAATAAAATTTTTAATTCTTCTAAAACTCTTAATGATTTTAGGACTTATGTTGCTAGCAAGACTATAGATAAGAAAACCCAAATATATTATATTGAGAAGAAAATAAAAAACTATCCAGAATTGGATATGGAAAGATATAATATAGGAGAGCTTAGATACGATATTCCTAAACTTACTGATGATATGAAATCTATATTAGATATTTATCTAAACAAAAAATATTGGTTAGGGAATGAGGCTATTAGAGCTATCAACTTTAGTCGACAAAAGGAATATGAATCTAAGGAAAAACTCATATCATTTTTTGAAAAAACATCTAAGAAATTTCATGGAACTGATAATTTAAAACCTTCTGAGATTATTAAATTATCAAATTCATATGATGCAGTTGTATGTAAAGACTTAGTGCAAGTAAAAAAAGATCATGAGGAATGTATAGAGTATATAGGAAGCATTAGGGATAAGGTAAACAAACTTTTTGTTGAATTATTAAATAAAAATTCTTCTGATAAAGTACTACAAAAAAGACTTAGAACAATACATAAAAGATTTATAGAAGATAGTTTATATTATACAAATATAATCAATAATTACAATTACTCTTCTATAAAATTTTATATTAATTATTACAAAGAAACTTCTAAAGTAATCCATAAAATCTTTATGGAAATAGAAGCTTTCAACAAATAGAGGATAACGTATATGGGATTATATATACTTGAATCGGCAAATATAGAAAGAGATTTATTAGAGTCTCTTTCTTTAAATACTGAAGAAAGAGAAGCTCTTCAAGAAGCAATCTTTTTAGAAGTAGAAAGATCAGGCGATGATCTTCTTATCGGAAATACTCCTAAAGAAATAGAACAGGCTGCTGGAGATGCATTTTATAGAAGATTAACAAAAGATAAAGAAAGTATGAAAGCTTTAGATCAGATAATGAGGGATAGAGACGACTATACTAGAGAAAAACTTAGGAGAGAAATAGAGCACGCTCCTAAAACTTGGGTAGCTTCAAAAATTGCTGCTTTCAGAAGTCTTTATACTAAATTAGAAGCTGAACTAGATCAAGAAAAGAATATGGGAAGGACTAATCTTTTAAGAAAGATTATGAGAATTTGTATTAAAGTTCTTGATTGGTTAGCATTTAGAATGCAAAAATTAGGTAATAAGATTACGATAGGTCCAAAAGGCAATTATGCTGGTGATCATGTTAATAGATATCGTAATAGAGAATATAACGGTAGAGTTAGAGCTATTCAGAAGAAAATCGGAATTGCTGTTAATGATAATCTCACATATCATGACGATTATGACGCATAGCCCTTTTATACTCTGCACATTATAATAATCTTTAAGATTACTTGTTTTATAATATATTATGAAAAGGAATGGTGACCTTAATGCGCGAAGGCAAATTTGTCAAAATCATCGCTCCAGGCGGTGCAACCTTAAATTTTGTTGGTGTTACTGGCACTACAGAAAAAGTATTAATGGAAGTTTCTGCGGTAGCTAAATTATGCGACCGTGGTTGTCAAGTATTTGAAATCAAAGAAGAAGCTGCTGCTGAAGAAGGTAAAGAACCAAAAGTTACTTATACCCCTCTTTATAACAACTTTGATTTAGTATCTGGTGTAGAACTATTTACAGAAAAACAAAAAGCTGATTTCGAAAAACGTGGTTTCAAAGAATGTAATGAAGATAATGGTGGTAATCACCAAATTGATTCTAAAGAATTAGAAGATATTTTGGTTACAGATATCGAATCTATTATCGAAACACTCAAACATAATGAAGAAACAGAACGTATCGAAATTATTTCTGAAAAGCTTAAAAAACATATTGCTGAATTAGATGCTCAAGAAGAAGTTGAAACAGAACCTAAAACTGAAGAAGAAATTGTTGAAGAAAAAGCATCTGCTCGCTTCAAAAAACACTTCAAAGATTTAGAAGAAGAAGAAAAAGCTAAAGAAGCTGAAGCTGCTAAATCTGAAGAAGAAAAGGCAAAAGAATCTGCTTTAGATAAAGGTATTGTATACCGTCAACTTCCTCGCTTTGGTAATAAACCTTCTTCCTCTTCCTTCCGTTACAACGAAGAAGGTGGAATAGAAGAAGATACTTCTGATAAATCCGGTGCAAATCCTAAATCCGGTGCTGATACTGGTGTAACTCCTGCTGGTTCTGATGAACATACTACATCTCCTAGCACTACAGAACGTACTGAAACTGGTGAAGCTACTCATGAAGCTACTCCTGGTAACCCAGAAACTACTGGTTCTACAACTTCTGGTAAACCTGGTAAAAAGAAAAATGATAGCCAAGCTCCAGACGAAGCTACTTCTCCAGGTAGAAGAGCAGAAGAAAATCCTACTCCAGTTGTTCCAGGTCCAATACAACCACCTCATCAACCAGACGATCATTTATAATAGCTAATATAATATATAATTAGAGACCATCCCTTAATTGGGAAGGTCTCTATTTTAAAGTTGGATTAATAAAGTGAGAATGTTATAATGGCATTATTTATATTAAATGAAGATAAAGCCATTCTAGACAATATAGCTTTAGATTTAACAAATTCTTTGACAGAAGAATCAAAAAATGTATACATGAAAAGCCAAGTACAAAAGCAAAAGATTATTGAAATGCTTAATGCTGGAATCAAGGCTAATGGTGATATGAGTAAATTAACTAAGATTAATGGGCTTATAATGCACGTTGATGATCTAACATGGTTAGAGAAGAAACAATTGCAGATTGAAGATAAAATCAAAGAATATTCTAAAAAACTTAAATCTAAAGAATCTGGAATGTTTTCAAAAGTATGGACAAAAGTAAAACAGTTCTTATTGAAAATCGTAGGATTTATAGTTAAGGCTATTAATAAACTTTATAAGAATATGAAATTATCTTATAAGGCTAGTAAACACTTACACGACAATGATGCTACATCCCTTATTGATTTAGGATCTAAGGCTGACGAAATAGAGGATAGAAATATTAAACGTAAAATTGCTAGCCGTTCTGCAGCTCTTGTTAGAAGTCAAGACAAAACAGAAGATTCTAGATTCTGGGGTCAATATACTAAAAGAAATCTTAATAGATAACAAAGGAGAATATAAAAATGGCATTATTTGTAATTGAAGAGTCTCGTTTTTTTTTAGATGAGATTGCTGATGATATCACCGTTTCTTTACAAGAAGAAGCTAATAAGTTTGCTAAAGAAGTTGGAGCTCAAGCTATTCTTAAAATGATCAATGCTGGGATCAAGGCTAATGGTGATATGAGCAAACTTGTTAAGATCAATGGTATGATTCAGCATGTCGAAGATCTTAACTGGCTAGAAATTCTTCAAATGAGAATGGAGAATAAAATTCGCGAATATAATAAAAAATTAAAAGAGAATGATGACAAAACCGGAAGATTCTCTAGAATATGGACAAATATTAAAAAATTTTTATTGAAAATTGTGAATTTTATAACTTCAGCTATAAATAAATTAGTATCTGCTAGTAAATTAACATACAAAGCAGCAAAGAATGTTGCTAGTGGAAATCTTACAGATTTTACAGCCATCCCTGCAAAAGCTCAAGAAATAGACGATGATGAAGTTAGATATAAAATAGCTTCTAGAAGCGGAGCATTAATAAGAAAATATGGTAAAGATAGAACTAATGCAGCTGGTGCCAAACTCTTTATGAGTTAAGAGAAATTTTAATATCTAATAAAATTAATTATATGAGAAGAGCTATTACGGCTCTTCTCATATCCTTGTGTTTAAATATGATGACACTCTGATAATATAAAATGGAGGTCAGATTATAATGCAACAATGGAACTTCAAGGTCTCAGGCAAAGTATTAATTCCTGGAGAGAAATCAGATGGTCTTATAATTAGACCTGAGAACTTTAAAAATATAATCCGTATTAGTGATTATGAAAATAAGAATATGCCTACAATGTTAGCACACGTTAATTTAGACAAGAATCTTTTTGATAAGATTATTGCTAATGCTAAAACTGCTACAATGTATTTAAAAATAGATAAGTATGATACTAATCAAGAATTAGAAACTCCTACTGTGGAATCTTATATAGAAGATGAGTTCTCTATCTTTGTATCTAATGATATAAACTATTATAAAGAATTAGATTACAAAGAAAAAGATGAAGGTGGTAAAGATAAACAAGATGTGTATAGAGAAGCATATCTTGGTTTGATGAGTAAGAAATGTATTGATGCTAATAAGACTGTAGCAAATACTACTATGATGGATACTCATATGATGAATATCTTAAGTTCATATATGAGCAATCTTCATCTCTTAATAGAACCCTTCCAATATAATAGAGTTCAACAACAGCTTATTATTCCACCAACAGATACTCTTGTTTCTTTAGTATCTTATCTAAATTCAGTAGAAGTATTCTATCCTACAAAGTATCAATTCTTTATAGATGAGCCATTCTGTACTTACCTAATATCCAAATCTGGTAAAGGCGTTCCTATGAAGAATGAACGTTTTAATGACGTTATATTTAATATTAGAGAAACAACTGATCCTAATACTGCTAATCAAGGTATGAATATAGATACAGAGCGAAATCACTATTATATAGATTTATCTGTAACCGAAACAGCTTATAAGATCAATCATGATGTAGCAAAGGTAATCAATAAGTTTGATGCTATTATCAATCCATCAAAAGATAATAGTATTTTAAGCTATGATAATATTGCCAAAACAAAAGCATATATTGATCGTATAGTAGAGAAATTTAAAGTAATGATTAAAAAGATGATTAAGAAGATGGGCAATGTTCCAGAGAAACTTAATCATTGGAATGATATATTTAAAAACAATGTGCTTAATAAGGCTAAAGAGTTAAATGAATATCAAAACAAATTAACTCAAACAGTTATGCAACAGGCATCTGGTTTTCCAACATCAGTTCCAGCAAAACCTGGTAAGGTTACTATAAACGTACCAGTGGTACAAAGTGCTTTTAAATCTATTACTAGTAAATTCCTTGGAAATGGTATATTAGGATTTAATAAGCAATATGAAAGATTAACTCAAATGAGTCAATCATTTGAAAAGAATATCAAGAAGATATCTCCAGTATTCTATGACTCAGAATATTTAGATAATTATTTGAATTCTGTTACAGAAATTAATGTGCAAGATGTAATAGAAGCTACTAAGAATTCTGTATCTAAAATTAACTCTTCTTCTTATTCTGCATCTTCTCACTCTCAATCTAAGATCTTTTCACAAACTGATGCATTCGATAATACAATGGATAAGATTGGATCTATTGCTGATAAGGCAATTGGGTTTGTAAATAAGATCAAACCTGTATATGATAAATACAGCTCAGTATTTACTGACTCTAGTACTCATACTCACTTTGAAGATTTATTTACAAATGCATCTAAACTGATGGAGAATGTTCATGAGATGCAAGGTTATGTAAATACTGTAAAAGGTGTTGTTGGTAGTCTAAAAAATATTACATCATTCATTACTGGGTTTGCTAAAAATTTATTATCTTTCTTCCCAAGTTTCAATGATATATTATCTTGTGATATTAAGAGTAAATTTGTATCATTAGTAACAGATGTATCTGCTATTTCCTTTACTGGAGAATCTATTTACAATAAATTATCTGCAGCTGGTAAATATATGGCTTCTGGTGGATTTATGAATCAAGCAGATCTACAATTATTAAAAAATAATTTAGATAGTGTTACAGATTTAACCGGTATAGGTCAATTGGGAGTAGGCAGTTTTGAATCTGACGTAAATCTAGGCGGTTCCTTTGGGGATAGTAGACTAGGTACTAAAATTATCGTTACAAAGAACGATAATCCAAATGAAGTAAAGAATTACAAGTCAGAATTAGAAAATCAAATCAATAAACTTACTGTAAATAAATATGACTTAGACCCATCAGTATTTACTCCTAATAAGAAATATGTAGTAAAGAATTATGCAGCTCATTCTGATAAGGATGGTATCTTCTTATTAAACAAGAAAACAGAAATCTATACTAGAGAAGCTGATAATTTTAGATGTATCACTATGATGAACTTCTCCAAAATACTAGAAGTTCCTAATAATGAAAAAGCAGCTGATGCTAATAAAACTACAGCTAATGATAATAAGACAACTAAACAAGATTGGTATAATAATTCTAATAGTAATAAAGCAGATTCATTGAATAATAATGTAAACGTAGTATCTGATGAAGGTAAAGGTATTACTACATCCAAAGTTTCTAAAAAGACTACTGTTAGAAAAGAATTAGGTACTAAATCCATGAGTGATATGGCTCAAATGATTAAAAGATAAAAAAATAAAGGGTAGAGTCATTATGACTCTACCCAATATATTTTGATTATTAAAGCTTTTCAAGTAAGATTGGATTTTGTGAGAAGTATTGATCATTGATATTCTTAAGAGCTTCAGGATCTTCTACTTGTTCTAAGAACACAGTATCTATAGCTTCAGGCATAGTTCTATACATATATAATTGGTAATCTAGATCAATACATCTAAATCTATTAACTATCTCATCATAAGAATGAGAATTTAATCCTTTGCTTGGATATAGCTTGGAGGCTACATTGAATAAAGAATCTGGAGTAGCTTGATCAAACTGCTCATCTATACTCTTTAATATCTTTAATGACTGTTTATAGTTAAATAAAGATTTGAGATTTCTTTTAGGAATACCAGATAGTGTCATAAATCCTGATAACCAAGATTGATTTACTTCAAACTTTTCTATTCTTTGTTTCTTAATTTCTGCAATATATGAATCTAATGCAGTTTCTTGAGTTACTAAATAAGAAGGATCTTCTATACTACCAGGAGCTGGTTTCTTTTTATAAAGCATAATAAGATCTTGCACTTTAGATGGTAATTGGAATGCATATTGAGATGATGTAATAAATAATGATGGAGCAGTAATCTGTCTATTTTTAAACTTAGTGATCATATCATAAGCCATAACAGAGGTTTCTACTGTCCCCATTTTAAAGAATATATTATTCATATATTGACAGAGCATTTGAATAAGAGGTATATTCTGATTAACCATATCATATACTTCTTTATTATTTATCATTCTCATAGTATATTTTTCATTATATTCTGCACAGAATCTTTGCTGAGTAGCAGCTCCAGTAGTAGGAGAATATAATAAGAATACAAAGCTATCAATTCCTGCTTTTTTAAAGAATGATTTATAGTGTATAGCTAGATTAGCTATACATGCTGTTATATTGTAAGGATTAGTTACTTTATAGAAACTAAATATAGGGAGCAATACTTGATATACGTCTATATAAATATTGACCCATTTTGGTACAGGCTTGTTTCTATAATACTCTGTAAATAGTTTATTTAATTTATCATATTTGATAAACTGAGCATAAAGAATATGCTCAATAGGTACTGCTTCTAAATAATCATATTCTTTTACTCTATTATTAGTCATAATTCCACCTTATTTGTAATCATGTAAAGTCCCACCTTTAGAGATAGAACGTTTACCAACTTTAGGGGCATAATTTTTACAAACCTGACCAGCATTCTTATCATATAATAAAGGAATGCAGTCATCGCAAACTCTTGAGAACATCCACTTCGATG